TCCCAGCGGGTCTATGACCCGCCACCCCCCCTAACGGGGGGGCGTCCGACGTTCGCCAACCTTCTTAAAACGGCGAACGCCACCCGAGCTTGATGCTGACTGCCCGGGGCCGTCCAGAACGTTGGAGGTGCCTGCTGTCTGCAAAGGGTTCTGACCCTTGCTTGAGCAAACACTTGAGCAGGGCGGAGTGATCGTCAATGGCGTTAGCCGGAGGACGAGCACTAACCACATACCCCCTAACCAGGGGGGCGTGTAAGCCTGGGTGCATTCGGCTATATTCATAGCCTAGGGCACTCAACCGACCTAGAACAGGAGACTCCTCTGTAACAAGCGGATAGAACCCATTGAGGCATTCTTCCAGAATGTCATCGAGGAACCTAGTGGCTCTCCACAGTCCCAGCATGTATAGCTGGTTCCGTAGTGAGACCGTACTAAGGATCTCCTCCACGTCCTTGCGTGAACACGGAAAACGTCGACGGACCTTGGCGATTGAAACCGAGGCACCATCGTAGTATTCCCGACCGCAACTCTCTCTGAACTTACCAGTCCAGAAGGATTTGCGGAGATTGACTTTAAACCCAAAGGTCTCTAGTCGATCTATCACGCACTCTACGCTGTCCGTGGGGACAATGATGTCATCCCCATAGACTCGCACTTGATCCTCCAGCTCTCTCACGAGGGCCGGGGAGACCTGGCGATTGAGCGAATCAGCAATTCCCATCATGACCAGGGTCGAGAAGACCATAGCCTCAACAGGAAAGGTGACCGCTGAACCCATAGACGCAAACTTGGCCAAACGGATCACTCCGTGGCCAGGCACGTCCGCATGCGTAGACCGTGATGCTTGCAAACCCCGTCGTAAGTTGGGGAAAGTAGCCGTCATGGTTTCCACAAGCAGATTCGACACCCTATCGGATGCTTCGCTAAGATCTAGCGTCGCAAGACTCTGGTCTTCAGAGCCGACCCGTGCCAGGTACTGGTTAGGTACCTGGTCGGTGAAACCGATCAACCCGTAGCCGTGATTAACCTTACGGTGGTCACCGTTGATCAATCTGGATTCCGAGTAAGACACGAACTTCTCCATCAGCCCCTGCTGCACGTATTGCATGCAGGTCGGTTCGATTGAGATGATCCGTGCGGCTGTCGCCGTTTTAGGGACAGGAGTGACCTTGACAGGCCTCTCCTCCCCAGGTTCGAGGAAGCGCACCCCGGAAAGGACCACAAAATGGTACCTCTCGTTCGTGACGATGTATTTCCCGAAGGGGAAGACTTCGTCCAAGCGATTAGGCCACTCGATCTGCTGGAACTTTTGGTTCCCATGCAGAGAATCGGCAGTGGCCCCGGGTCCATGGTTTGGAGTGACACGCTCGTGGTAGACATCTTCGTCGACCTCTTGCATCACACCTCCCCACAGGATAAGGGACGCCTTACGGAACTCCTCCAGCAAGCTGGAGGGCACCTGAGCTTCCCAAGCCCGCACTTCCTTCTCACACTCGATATAGCCGTCGACCGCCTTACGAACCAACCTCTCAGAGGGAAGCTCGCTAAGCTTCGCACACATCAGCGTAAGCTGACGTATGGCGAATATTGCATCGACATCAGGCTCTTCGAGCAATCGTCCAGTGTCCGCACTAAAGACGAGATCAAGGAATCCACCCAAGAAGAGAGGACGCCCTAGACGTTCGACGACTGAATCCGTTTTGACACGTTTCCAGCCGACCCATCCGTCATCGAGGATCCTGCCCTGGTCGAGACTTCTTTCGAAGTCCTTCCCGTAGACAGGAAGCGAAGTCGTGAGAAACGCTTCGCCTTCGTTCTTAGTACGCGCCAGGAAATATTGCAAGTCCCTGGCTGTGCTGACGTGGCACCAGGCCCCCACATCAGTGAGGACCTCCTGCCAGAGATGCATTAGGCTTTTCAACTCGGCTCCTTCCAGGAGTTCGGGTATCCGTAGCCATGCGTTCACTGCGCCATGTCTGGCGCAGTGTCTGACCTGCAGCTAGAGCTTGTTAGCTCTCGCCGCCCAACACCTTCGTGATGTTGGCGCCCGAGGACTCGGTAAGCCACTCCGTGAGGAGCTTGGCGTTTGCGAGCATCTCGGTGTTGTCGAACCCATACGTGGGTTCGTCGATGATGAACTGAATGCTACAGCTGTATTCCTTGTTCACCGAGGTGGACAGGGGGTCGGCTGCAACCTTCTTCACATCGAGCTTGACAAGCCGTCGATTCCTCTTACCGTTCTGGTGAGAGATCGTCGTCTTGATGAGGTCGTTGTCCTTGGTGTAAACCGCGGACGAAGGACCAACACCGGTACGCGGAAGCGTGTGGGTGTTGACCCCAGCGACCTTGAGCACAATCGGGTCAGAAAACATGGCACATCCTTGCAGGTTGAGGGGCTTATGCCCCGTTGGTTGGTCCTGCTGCCTTAAAGCAGCAGGGTGTTGCGATCGGACGGGTTAACCCGCCCTGGTCTACGACGCCCCGGACAAGCCGAGAGCCGCAATGATGGCCAGCTGTGACGGCGAGAAGCCGTCGAAGGTTAGGCCAAACCCGTATGGTGTTGCCTGCACCCGGCGCTTAGTTTCACACCGGAAAATCTGTTTTGCAGGCACCGCGATGTCACCAGACACTGTCTGGTAGCGGCCAACGATACTGTAGGTCACCGTTCGGACACGATGTTCCATCAGGTAACCGTATCGGAGAACAAGAGCATCATTCTGGAATGCGGAGAGATTATGCATAACGTCTCCCGCATTAACGAACCAGTCTGCTGCCCAGCTCCACGGAGACAACTCATACAGAGTTGAGAGAGAAGGACGAATGCCATAAAGCTTATTGGCCTCCGACGCATACCTAGCAAAACTCCCCTGTGGGGGAAGATGATAGGTATACGCTCCCTCGAACCAGTAGTCAACCTGGTCGTGGATCTCTGTACTTAGTGTGCCCGTGCCAGCAGTATTAGACGGGCCCACCACCGGGTAGGTGTTGGGCTTTAGCGTTATGCTAGTCGTACTGCTGGTAGCGAAGTCGTAGCGACGTCGCACATTCCTACCGCTGTCGCGTTCAAGCTGTTTCAGGATCTTCTCAGATTCCTTGACAGCCTTCGCGTACTTTTTAAAGTCAGCGATAATCGGCCGTATGCCGAACTGATAGTTCAGGAACTCGTCTCCCGCTTTCGCGGGGTTGAGCCCTGACTTCAGCAAGGCGCGGCCTGGGATAGAGGGGAGACCCTCTCTTAACTCTCCCAGGAATTGCGCGGTGTCAGCCACAGGATTAGTCGGAATAGTTCTGGCGATAGCGCTAGCCCCAAGAGCATCCAGAGTAGAAACTGGAGTACTCTCGAGAACAGCGGGATAACCGCTGATTTCAGAAGGCTTGGAAGCCCCTGTACCAGCGATCGCAGCCAGAACCGGACCACGGAAGTGCGTCGTAATTGACGTACCACCCCGCACAACCTCAAGGTCGCGCGGCTCCGATAGGACATGTGTCCATCTGGAGGTAAAGAACGGTCCACCGATATCCTTTCCAGATCTCAACTTCGAGATTTGGTGACCCTCGGAACTGGTAACTTGCCAGTCCCGAAACACGTAGTCAGTGTTGATCTCATTTGTGATGGGACCACTGAATCCCGGAGCTCGATTGAATTTGCGGTAATGAATCGCATCCTCTTTGAGCTGCCGGCTACGTGTCTGCATAAGCTCCACCAGGGTAGTAGTTCCCGGCGCCTGATGGCACCGAGGGATGATCCTTACCCAACCAGCCTTCGAGTGATGCATGGTCGTGAGAGCCCCACAACAGGGGTCACGACTCCACTCGCGCGCTAGCTAGACAAGGTGTGATGTGATTTAAGTCACACCGTGGTGGGCGCCCCTTATGGGGGCGTCC